TACATTATCTAATAAAGTGGCAATTGCAGCTCCAATACCTGCTGCTCCTAAAGCTAAAGCACCAAGAATACCAGCTGGACCTAAACCTTTTTTATCACCTTTATCTTTAGAAGCTACTGCTTGCATTTGTGCAGTACCGCCAATAGCTGCAGCAGGGGTTTTAGCTATATCACGAGCTTCTGCTTTAGGTGAAAGAACATCTTTCATTATAGTGAAGATGTTTTCGTACCGCTTTCTTTCTGCGGGGGTAAGAGTAGGCTTTACTTTACCCTTGTAATTATCCTTACGAACACCACTTTCACCCTTACCCTCACCAGTAAGTGCTCCCATTATTTGTGAAAATGGATTAGTAATATCTTCCGCCACCTAATTATTTAATCGGTGGAGAGGAAGCTAGCGTCAAATTCCACGATAACTTCTTCGGAGAATTTGATAGTCTTATCCATGGCTTGTTTAATCTCTCCGATATAATCTAAAATCTTATTATTAAGTGCTAGGGGTAAGTTATTAACAATCTCTTTACGTTCATATGCACTAATATCCTCAAATGCAACTTTAGCTTCTCCTATCTCAATGCTATCGATATACTTTGTTGTTTCATAAGATACAACGACATCAACACTTTGCTTAATCTTTTCTTCTTGATCTTGATATTTAGCTAACTCCTTTTCAAGCTTACTATTTATTTCGCTATCTAACTTAAGAGTAGGTACCTTTAAGTTAACAGTAATATTATCAACTGATACAGTATCAGTAAGCTTGATATCAGATTTTTTTATCTGAGGTAAATCATCTAAGTTATATCTCTCCTCTTTAATAGTAATATCCCTACCTATAGATTGTTTACGTAACCCAATAAGTATTGCAAATTTATCAATTAGCAAAAACTCAACATCTGATTTACTGTTATCGGTAATAATTTTATTTAGAATATTCGCGCGCTGTATAACACCATCTACACCATCAAATGCAGAGCGTAATAATTCTTTTTGTTGACTAATACTAGCTAATTTAAATGATGCATTCTTACCAGTTGAAGGGACTTTAATTGTAGCGGTATTAGTCTCATTAAGCTCTTGAAGATTGCTTAAAAAACTCTTAACATTTGAATCCATATACTTATTTATCTGTTATTTTTCTTTTGCAACTTATTCTGTTCTTCCTTAATTCTTTTACTATGAACATTTAAGATAATCTGCGTCTCGATTGGAGACATTTCGAAAAAATAATTAGAGCCAGGCATAATAGTATTTTGAAAAGAGTAAATTAAACTATAAAAACCTTGAAGATTAGTACCAAATAGGTTAGTTATAAACTGCATTATACCGTTACCTAAAATTTCAATACTTAACTTTTGCAACCCTATAGATTTGTTTTCATCAATAATAGTTAAGTCGAGTAAATTGTTTTGAATTGTTTCTATAAACTTCTTAATGTGATCAAATATTGTAGCTGGTAAATTATCGATTATTTCCTGTTGCTCATCTGCAGACAGTTTATTAAATTCTACTACAGCATCAGCAACTTTTATTCTTTTAATAGTGGCAATAAATAATTCATCCACTGTTGTGTAGTAAGTAATACAAGGCAGATCCAATATTACCTCTATACCACCTTCTTCAAATTTAGTTTCAAGATCAATATAGTTGGTCTCTAAATTATTTAAAAGAGTATCCAAATTAATCTCAATGGCTCTCTCATCTAAATTTAAAGTAATACTACTTTCAATAAAAAGCATCCGTATATAAATTAACAGATAAAATCTATCAAATATATGCATATCAGATTCGATATACTTCTCTTCGAAGAATCTACTTAGACCAATATAGTCTTTGTTTTCAGAGTATTTTATAATACTCAAATATTCTCTATTGGAGAGCTCTTCAACTCTACACGCTCTACCCGACGGTAGTTTTATTTCAACATTAAATGGCATCTAATACTCCTCTAGGAGTATTTAATTGATAATGTGCAAAGTTAAAGGCTGCACCTCTATTAGATATGTCGCTATCAGACATTTCACCGTAGCTAATTTGATCTCCTTCCGATGTAATAGGTACGCAATCGTAAAAGGTATGCATTTTGCGTATACCATATTCTATCTCATCATTATCTCTTCTATTAGATGAGCCTATTTTGTCCCCATACCGTGAAGCAGAGCGAGTGTATTGGATAACATCTATATGACACTTAATATCAGTATTAGGATCATCCGCTTCAATTAAACCAGCATAGGAAGCTGCAACAATCCAAGGTTGTATAAAAAATGAGAAGACGTCTCTATTAGTTTCTAAAAATTGAATTGATAGAGTATTATTAGGGCTTCTCTCTTGACCTATTTGAATAGGTTGAAATCCCCCAGCATTATTTAATTGCTTATTTTGTACACCGAACCCTTCATCAGGTAAGCGTACATTTTGCGCTAACATAAAGCCTACTTCGGAATCAGACACCCTATCAAATAACCCTTGATCGACTTGAAATGTTTGAGGACGATAGATATCTAAGTAATTATCGATGGCTCTTCCGACTATTGACATCGCCCCGCTGCCTGTACGTGCGGAGAAGTTTATACCCCAAATATTCTTAAGAGGGATGTCATTCGTCCAGCTTTGATGAAGCCGAAGACGCTTACGAATATGATTAGGCATTATTTAACGCTCTTTTGTATAGAAATGATATGCAACAGTTGCATTAATCTCAACAGTAGCTCCAGTACCGTTGGCAATATCGTAGCCAATATTGTTAACTGAACGTAGAGAAGCACCAACAAGCTTATACTCAGCTACTGGCTCGAGCTCTTTATCAAGTTGTGCTAACTGAATAAAGAAATCATCGTCAGGAGTACCATACTCACCTGTAGAAGTTTGATCGTCGAATAATGAACGAGATGCTGCTTCGAAATAGTTACGTAATGAACTTTCAGCATCTAGATAAAAATTAAGATCATATGCTTCAGAACCTGGGTATGTTACTGCACCAGGAACGTTTAAGCTAAGTCCCATATAAGGTACTGCAACATTACCAATATCACGTCCTGGTAATGATGCTGTTTTTACATAAATAAGATCACCTTCCTCGAGAGCAGGTACACCTTGAAGCTGCATTTGCGTAATGCGAAAAAGAAAGTCGCGGGAAAAATCCTTATCAGCTGCAGCACGATAAAAGTTTTGAATATTCTGATTTACAGGCATACTAATATTTATGCTTACAACAGTTAGATTATAAAAAAAGAGGAGGTCTTTCGACCCCCTCTTTAAAGTTATTTGAAGTTTTGATTAACCTCCAATAAGCTCTTCGAAGTTTGCATCTGTACGAGTTGCATAGAAGTTCACCAAGATAAACTCTGCAGTACGTACTGGCTTGAGATAGATGTCAACAACAAGCTCGTTTTGATCAATTACCTCTGCTGTATTGTTACGCTCATCACAAACAATCATATAGTCATAAAGACCATCAGCAGCTTTAGTACGCTCAAAGAACGGTGTTAAAGTATTGATAACTCTTGTTCTTGTGAACAATGTATTGTTCTCAAAGAGGAAGAACTGCATTGTCTTCTTAGTAATCTTCTCAAGATATAAGAATGTGCGACGAACGTTGATACGATCAAATGCACTTGGCTTTCTCAACAATGTTTTCTGTCCAAAGAATACATTACCCTGATCAGCAAAGTTAGCAATTGGGTTGAGATTAGCTGTGTAAAGATCATCTCGCTGACGTTGGTTAGGTGTCACAGCAATATCAGATGCATCAGTAATGATACCTCTATTGAATCCAGCAGGTGCGCCCCATGGCCCAACAGCAGCATCAGTAGAAGCCATCTTAGCAGCAGCAAAGCCAGAAGATGGAACCCATACATTCAAGCCTGAATAGTTGTCATAAACACTCATCCAGTTAGCATATACAGTTGCATAAGATGTATTCGCATTTGTAAACTGATGTCTAATTGCCCAGTAAATGTCAGTATAGAAGTTCTTAGTAGGATCCTTCTGAACTTTATTATTCTTACCAGTAACAACTAACTGACGAATTGGATCAGCAATGAAAAGAATATCACCACGACCGCCATCTTTTACAGGTCCTGCAAATGTAGCAAACTTATTAAAGACATTCATGTAAGCTGTACGTGCATTGATACCGGCGGCAGATAAATCGCCTGATGTTCTTAACGCTTCAATTGAAGCAGTTGTTTTAGTATCATCGAAGTTAGCATTACCTGCTGATGAAGTCTCCATATAAGTATTAATAGTACCTAGACCAGCTTCAGCAATCATGCTAATATCAAACTTACGATCGTTACGAATACGATCAAGAGCGCGATCAAGCTTGCTTGGAATGCTACCAATCACTTTTGTTGTAAGATCAACACTACTATAGCTACCAAGTGGTGCAAGAACATCTGCTTTAAGGAACTCATCATAGTCGTCTCCTGTAAGAGCACTTGTGAAGAAGTCGTGCGGAAGTCCGGCTGCAGCAGATAAAATGTTCTCATTACCCAAGTTAGTTTCAAGTGAGTCAGTGTATACACGAATCTTATTTGCAGGTGTACCGTCATCGTTAAGTTGTACTCCAGTTAGTATATCTGAGACATAAGGGTTAACGAGAATATCAATATTACGTGAATTATCTTCAACAGTCTCAAGCGAGAAATTAACTGGTGCACCACCATTTTCAGAATTACGCTGACGATATGCACCGATGGATCCATTAAACCCTTCTTCAAGAAGATAATCAAGCTTGTTAGCTTCTTTAGAGAAGACAGATTGGCGAAGTTTAAATACACCAACGTTCAAGGTGTCATCAAATTCACGAGTAGCAATGTTATAACCTACAATGCGATCTTCCATAACTTGTGAAATCGAATTAGTAGCAGGGTTATCACCAAATTCTGCCGTAGCTGTAAGAGCAAATTCAAATCGTGAAGCAGGAATCGGTGTAAAGGTAGGTAGACCAGCTGAACCAGATGATTGAGTAACTGTTAAAGTAGTGCCAATAGCATCAAATGCTGATGCTGGGTTGATGTTAGTATTATCAGCAAGACCAACATAATATCCGTTAAACTGCCCGTCAATAACCGTTTGACCTTTATTAACAACAATTACTGCTGCACTAGAGAGAGATTCTAACCCAGTAAGTGAATATGGTGCGTCGTTAACATCCATCGCAGTAGATGAAGAAGACCATGTAAATAACTCACCATTTTTAAGTTGAATATATTGCTTGTTTGTTATTTCAAATTGAGTTGGGCGACCTAAAAGATATGTAGCGCTAGCTGTATCAAAGCTTGTTATTATTTCGCTGTTAACACGATCCCATACCACAGCTGGATAAGCGAGGAGACTGATCTTAGAACCAAACCCTTGACCGTTATCCGGGCCATAAGGAAGGCGGTTAACGAGCAATGAGCCAGTTGAGTTTAAAGCAGCGCGTGCTGAGTGATAAAAATATCTTTCTGCTGGTGTCTTTGGAGTACCGTAGATTTGTTCGAACTCAGAGATATTTCCAAGCCCAATAACTTCATCGGTAGGTCCTTCGGAAGCGAATCCAGCAATATACGTTGTGGTGCCAGTTTGAGCTGTGCGGAGTGATAAATCACTCTCACGAATCTCGACACCAGGAGATTGAATTGTCCTATTAGCCATAACATTATTTATGCTTTTTTGGACAAAAATCTGCAACTATTTTAATTTAGTAATTAATTAGTTCTGAGTGAATTTGTGAGTAAACAAACGTCATTGAAGATGTAATTTCCTCTGCTGTTCTATAGTTATATTCGATTTCACCAATAGTAACCGGAAATGCTTTTGTGTATGTAAACTTGATACGCTTATTGTTAAACTCATCTAGTCCATATAAAGTCATATCTGTTTGGTAGTTTTTAAAATCTTCATCTGTAACTAGATCAGCTGCATCATAAAGACCTTCTTTCTCATCATGCATTAAATCCAACCACTTATAAAGTACCCAATAGTTGTTGAATCCATTATCAATAGTAAAATTAACTGTTACTGGTGGGTAAGGTTCTTTAGCGTGTGTTGAGTTGTAGAGGTTAGATCCAGCATATGGAATTTGTAATGCGGGCACATTAATTGCTGGAACAACGGCGCCAAAGACTGAGAACTGAAATGCATCTTCGTTAACATTGTAGGTTTGTCTGTCAGTCTTAGAGTTTATTTCTCGTAAAGCTGGTGGCAAAGAAAAGACAAGGTTAAACTTATCTGATCTGCTTTTATTGAGGAACGATTGGTCGTTTTGATTTACAGCCATACTGTTATTTAATCTAAAGTGGTGTAAATCCTTGATCTATTAGATCATAATAATCATCACCCATATCTTCTTCTCCATTGGACATGCCCCAATAGACTGGATTAAGATCAGGACTACCACCAGTTACTTCATTATCAGTATATATTGATGTTGGATCTTCAAAAAGAGATACACCGAAATCTAATGGCTCAATAATCTTAGGTCGACCAGTATCATCCTTTTCAATAATTTCAAAGTACTGCTCACATATCTCATTATCTAAAATATAGTAACCGTACATTAATGCCATAACTAAGTCATCATGACAACCATGTCTGGCTTTCCAGGTACCATTTGGGTAGCGAACAAAGTTACGAAGCTCTTCTAAAGTCTCTTCGTCTCTCATCACAATTGATTTAAGATCATTCATCCAGTAACGCATATTAATAACACCTCTATGCTTTGTATTGGTATGGGCAATCATACCTTGCATACGCTTCTTTCTATGTGCTGCTTTGTTACCATATGAAACCAGCTTTGGATAGGCCATATCATAAGCTAGACGATCAACTACTTGAGCACCGCAGTTGTTACGTTCAACTAACGCTAGCGGTGATCCATAGTTGCGTAGTATCTTATAGACCTTGTTACTAAACTCCATAGGAGATATCTTATTGTTGCGATATACCGCCACTTGCCTTACTTCAGCTGGGTCAGTGATATCTAGCATTTGAATAATAGAGCTATCCTTACCAACTCCTTCCGCGGTATCAACACCAGCAGCGTATATCCTACCCTCTCGTGCTTCTTCCCAAACCTTATAACAACCATCATCTAACGTAACCATAGGTTCACATACCTGACGCTCCATCATTTCATATAAGGCATCATCAATAGATGATTCGCCAGAGTTAATCCACTCACAACAAAACTCTTGACGCCAAGCTTCATCAGAACCAATCGTCTGTTTAGTACTAGCAGCCCACTTTTCATCTCGACCTGGTACTTCATTCCACATTATCTTACCATATGCCCAGCCATTTTCTTCAGTCTCAGCTCCGTTATACAATCTATAGAAAAGATTTTGTGTTCCGTTAGCAGTTGAACAAACAAATGCTTTAGACTTTTTAGATGAAGAAATAATCGGAAAGACTGATTTCCAAAACTCATCAACTAAATGAGGTTCAATAAAAGCCATCTCATCGACTACCAAAACATTTACAGATTGACCACGAGCAGCTGTACCAGTTGTAGTTGTAATACCAATTCGAGATCCATTCTCTAACGTCATCGATGTCTTAGCATATTCTTTAACTGGTGGTTTAAGCCAGTTTGGAAGTTCTTCGTAAGCCATTCTAACTCGTGAGAAGATTTCAATAGCAGTAGCCTCTTTGTTAGCAACGAGAAGAATGCGCTGATCTTTTTGAAAGCACGCTTGCCATAATAGATAAATGGTCATAAGAGTAGAGTTATGTGTTGGAATACATTGCTTACCAGCTAAAAATAAAGAATCAGCACTATCTACTGTAATACATCTTACAGGAACAGTGTCAGTAGGTTCAATATTCTTAATATAATGCCATTGCGATCTTAAATTTGATTTAACATCCTTTTCTTTTAGTTGAATACGCGATGTCTTAAACTCCAATGTACATACATACTCGTTTGGTTTAAATGTTAATGTATAGCAACGTTTACATTCTTTACCTTTATGGGTTGGTATATGTGAGTTTCGAGTTACCTTGTAACCGAGACTTGTAATTAACTCATAAACATCTGCAGAGAGTTGTTTACTTGTACTATAATACTGAGCTACACCAGATTTATTTATATAACCATCACTATCTATCAATCCCTTCAACAACTCGAGCCGTTGTTCACGTGCTGCATATAGATATTGCTTTGGTATATGCTTGTTTTTGTATATGTTGTACTTCCTTATTAGTGTTGATAAACTTTTAGTTTTAACACCTTCATTAACTGTTACTCTAACTGAATATGCGCTTGAGTATTTATTTGTAACGATTTTATCAAACTGACTGTCTGATTCAAGATTTTCAGTAATTTGTTGAATATCTCTTTCTCCAACTGTAATTACACCACTCTCTGCACTACCATCGCCCAACCATAATCCCAGTACATATGGTGAAATAGGTAAGTCGGTATAAACACCATCAACACCATTAATACAAGATGGTATTCTATGATTAGGCTCAGTGTTGTTCTTTCCACTCTTATACAAAGTATTATATATATCAGCAGTTGTCTTATTTGAACCTTCAATACCTTTCAACCTTTCATTGACAGATTGTGTGAACCACTCATGCTCTTTCGATGCAATAATCTTCTCTCCGTTATCAAATGTAATCTTAAAACATTCGCGGTTGTAATCTATAGGATGTGCATATGTAATATTACAAGGCTTACCATCTGAACCGTATAGCTGATCACCTGTCTTAAGTTCACCCATTGTTGTCCAGCCTGTTGGTGTGAGTATAGGTGTGTCTAATGCTAATGCTTTACCAATCTGGCGTGAAGCTAATAAAATATAGAAGCGATTATCACGCATCGCTCTTAATGCCTTCTTCTGAGCTGGGTACAATTTAATCTTTTCCCTACCAGCATCCAAGTTAACAATGTAGAAGAAATTTTCAGCAAAGTATAAAATATTCCTCTGAGCTTTTTTAAGAGCTTTAACCTTTTCCGTAGTATATTCACCTTGCCAATTACGATTGGGTAGATTATCGTTACCCATATAGAACATACCTGTATCTTTCTTTGCCATGAACAATACATATTTAATAAGGGTTAGTTATTTTACAACTATTTGTTGTTTTTGTGACCTATAACCATAAATATTAGCATGGCTAAAACAAACGACCTTAAAGATCTCGGTGAGGTTTATGGTAACCTTGGTAAAGAGGCTACTGTTGTTGCTGAGAATTTAGAAGCACAAACAGTTGGTGATCCAAATGCCAATACGGGTGATGCAGATATTCAACCGGGAGGGCCAACGGAAGAGGGTGGCTTTGAAGAATCAGAAGTTGATATCAAAAAAGTAGGAGATAAGAATCCATATAATGTAAAGGGTCTTTCCTATGGAGATGATAACTGCCCAACTATTGAAACGGAGCAACCAACTGAGCATGAAGCTGAGGATGAAGAAGATGATCCGGAAAGCTCGACAGCAGAGGAAGATGAAGAATTTTCAGCAGAAGTCCTTGAAATTGCGCAAGAGGGACTAAATAAATATATGGCCAATAAATCTATTTTTGATGAACTCTATGCCAAAGTCATTAACGAAGACTTCGGGATGGAAGAAGTTGACGACCTTGATGCTCTCGGTATTGAAGATGCAACTCCAGATGATGAGATTGCTGACGATGAAGGTGACGACATGGAAGGTGAAATTACAATTACTCTTGACAAAGACATGGCAAAAGCTCTTCACGATGTCCTTATGGCAGCTATGGGTGAAGATGACGATGCTGATGAAGCTGATGACGATGCTGATGAAGCTGATGACGATGCAGAAGCAGAAGACGGTGAAATGCACGGTTATGGGGAAGAGATGGAAGAGTATGAAGAGGACAACGAAGGAGAGCCTACAGCTTTCAACACCCACTACAATGATGGAAAAAGCAATAAAGTTGGTAACGTAGGTGACGG